GCTAACTCAGCACTCTCTACCATTAGGGACGCCACGGGGTACATAGGGTCATCGTACTCCGCTGTCTCTACTGCTGCTAATTGATATTCGTTCATGTAATATGACATTCGCACCTCCTCTGTTAGTTAGTTGTATGGACTAAGGCAGCTCGCAGGACCCGCCAGCACACGCTAGTTCCTGAGCACCTAAGGTCTGGTCGCTGCCAGCCTCAAAGGTAGCCATCTGGTCCCAGTCGAAAGTAGGCATTGCCTCTGACAGCTCCTCGTACCTTTCTGAGGTAATCTCTTGGTAGGGAGCCTGCTGGTATGTATGGTCACTGAAGGGTAGTAAGCTAATACCACTCATCATGTCGAAGTTCTTCCACATCCAGCTGCATATATCTAAGAACTCTTCGTCTCTGTAGTAGACTGTGATGCTGGGCTTGTGCTCACACCAGTGGTCTTGGTAGTCTTTCCAGAGACGTAGTTGCGCCATCGCACCAACCGCCTGCACACAAGTAGACCCTTTGGGTGCCCGTACTGGAAAACTAAACACAAGAGTTGAAGCCTTGGTAATATCCACCTCCCAAGGAAAACCAGCTTCGACCATATATTGAGCCATAGGGTCCTTAGAGTCGGCGCGTACAGTACGCACATAAAAAGGACTAAACCTAGGGTGTATGCCACTGGCAGAGTTGACCAGCTGACTGACAGTCCCACTAGGCTTAACACAAGTAATTGCCGCCGCAGGGTTGATGGCGAGACGTTTAGCCCACTTTTTGTTAGTTTCAATTGCAACCTCCTTCATTTCTGTAAGCCATTTCTCAGCTCCGTTGCTAGATAAGACCGGGTGGTCCATGATACCTGTTAAGGAAAGCCCTAGTAGCGCCTCCTCTTCAGTGTTAGTTTTCCATATCTTCCGTAAGTACCTAAAGTCAGTAAGGGTGGCTTGCAGTGTACCTAGGATAGCTGCCTTCTCAACCTTACCCTTAAGTGTCGCAAGGCTGTCGTTAGACCGCACTACAACCTCTGTAAGGTTACAGAACTGATTAGGACGTAGTATAATCTCTGAGCAAGGGTTCGTGCCGAACTCATGGGTAGCGTCCCTACGTCCATTCTTCTCTGCAATCTGCTGTGCTGCCTTTCGACTAAAGACACCTCGCTCCCCTGCCTTGGACTCATACAGAGCCCTCATTTCATCTAAGAAGAAATCGAACTCAGGCCGCTCAGTATAACAAGCACTATTATTAGCCAGAGCCCGCTGGCCGTTATCCAACCACCACTGTCCAGACTTAGCACCTCTAAGCCTACCATCAGATGGGTTAGAAAGAGAAATAAGAGCACTCCGCCTAACGCCCCCAACTACGATGACCTCGGCAATTTTACAGCAAAGGTCATGGCACTCAAGTGAGCTGAGCTTGCGCCCTGCCGCCGCTTTGAAGGTTCCAATTGCGAATGTGAAGAGGTCAATGAGCGGTTGTGGTCCACTAGCTCGTCCCCCAAATGTCTTAAGCGGCTCTCCAGCCCCTCTAACTCGGCTAACATCCCACTGGGGAACTTCTCCGGCGTAGAGGAGAGAGACCAGCTGTCGGAATGACTTAGCCCAGCCAACTTTAGAGTCTGGTACAGCAATGCACGTTTCTGAGTCATGAAATTCCTCACTTACATCGGGTAGTTTGTTTACGTACTGTCTCTCAACACTAAAACCAACACCAGTGCCACAAAGCAGAATATACATAAGCTCATCAAACGCACGAGGGTGGTCAATAGGAAGATATGAGCAATTAAATCCAGCGACATTGTCTCTCTCCAAGGCCGCTCCTGCGGTCATAATACAGCGCATAGAGGGCATTACCTCAAGGGCCTCAATAGCCACACCCAGCTCCTTACACATGTCTTTAGACAGTCCTCGGGTCTCCCAGAAGCCCACGTACCTAGTTACGGTCTCGTGCCACGTCTCCCTACGCCCTTCCTCTGGTAACCACCGAGCGTATCTACTGGCTGCGATGAACTCCTGATACTGGTCCATCATGTCTGCACCTTAGATATGTTAATATCCATCTCGTCGCGTAGGTAGCGAGCCAAGGCACATAGCTTACCGAAGTCATCAGGAGTGTCACCTGTGAAGGCCCGTATGAGCGCCTGACTGTCCGTATCAGCGATGTTAATACTTACGTCAGTAAAGTCTGCGTCACTGCCAGCCACGCGGCGTAGGTAGTCCACACCACCGTCTACAGCCACCCTGTCTTTAGCTAAGTCGCAGGCGCATTGCACGAAGTCGTGCCGATGGCCGGACCAAGGAGACTCTCCACAGTTATGACATGTTACTTGATTACTTAGTATCATTTGCCCCTCCGGTGTCTCGCAGGAGACACTTCAATTACTTTGGTAGTGGCTGTAGGTCCTAGCTCTGCCTTGCGGGCTTCAGCTAGGTCAGGGCAGTCAGTCATAGACAGCCATTGGTTAGTCTTAGGGGAGTTAGTATCCCCCACCAAGTACACCTTATCGCCCATACGTTAACTCCTTTAGTAACTGAACGTAGTGGATTACCTTATCGAGGTCAGCAGCTCCGCCTTTGGCCGCGTACCGGGTAATATACTTCACTACGTTACCCTCGCAGAAGCCTAAGTTATTTCCTATGATGTACTCTATCGGCTGTATTTTAACATCCTTATAGTGAGTACCACCAACCTGCGCGTTAAGTGCGCTGTCTCCACTAAGCGCCCGCCGGGACGCCTTGTTCCAGTCTTCAGGTGTTGCACTATCTAGTAGGCTCATCTAAGTACTCCTCAATGTATTCCCTGCTAATGTCTATGCGGTCTTCAAACCTCTCGACCACATCCTCCACTGTAATGTTAAGTAACTCTAAGAGTTCTAGCATGTCGCAGTGTACTATTAGTTTAACACACAACTCCTCATAAGTGTCCATTTTCTACGTACTCCTTTAGTAAAATAGGGTCCTCGAACCATAGCAAGCCCTCCTTTTCACACCAGCCACCCATTGTAAGCTTAGCACCCTTACGTACCTTTGCCTTGGCAGCTTGAAGGAAGAAGACTAACTCCCTGTTGGACCCTAACGCATCTCTAATGGCCTTGTACTTCTGAGTGTCTCCCGGCCTAAAGAACCCTTTGACCTCTACCAGTAACTCAAAGTCCTTACCTGTAAATACAAAGTCAGGACTATAGTTCCTGTAAGTCACGTAAGGCACCTTGAAGGGCTCGTAAGCCCACGTTGGGCCTAGCACAGCCCCTACGCTAGACTCTAACTTAGAGCGGTACCTACGGTCCTTATACACTATCATCTTAGAAGTCACTAGGAATCTCCATTACTTTAGGGTCTCTTACGACCTTTGTTAAGTATCTTGGACCACCGGAGTACCAGTAGGTACGTAGGTGTGGAAAACAGGAGTGCTTGTAGGCGCAGTAAGAACAGCCGGTGCTTAACTTCATGTTTCCACTTTTTCCATCGGGCACTTCCGGGAAACATTGGCTGGGGATTACGCTCTCCCCAACGAGTTTTTTTATGTCTAGCACTCGCTGTTCTATGTCGTAGTTAATGGCGTCGTAGTAACTGGCTGTGGTGTTATTCTCATCGTACTGCAGCCACGCTAAGGTTCCGTTCTGCTTGTCCATAGCAAGCCAACCGTACTCACTATCCCCTTCAGAGTGAGCATACGCCTTAAGCTGCGCTATGTACCCAAAAGAATCGCTCTCATGTAGGGTGTTGTTCCTGAATTTCTTAAAGCCGAAACTGGAGCAGCTCTTGACATCCATTAAGACCCCATCAATCCTACCGTCCATGTGACCCTTAACCCCACCTACGTAAGCCACCTTCTGCTCATCAGTCACTGAGTGCCCGCTTATGCGAGTTAGTGCAAGAAGCATTCCCTCGATGAGATGACCATAGATAAACTTGACGTAAGTAGGCCCGTCAATGGGCTCTCCCTCGACACCGTGGTAAGAGTTATGTATCTGTCTATCTCGTCTTCCGATTGCAGAAAGGCGGAGCCGACCACGACCATCATAGGGCCGGAACTGCTCTCGTAGTACGTCTGCCATGGTTCTGCCAAATACCTCACACTCTTCATCGAGGTCAACTCCATCCGCTATCTCCTTTGTCTCCATCAGTCGGTATATGTCCGCTACTAGTGTCTCTACTGTCTTCGTCATCAGTGAGTCTCCTTCCAAGTCTTTCCGATTTTGTACTCTCCAGCGAGAGGCACGTTAAGGTTAAAATCTGTACCCGCCTTGCACATTGCAAACGCCGCGAGCTTGCCGTACTGTTCCGCCTGACCATCTAGTACCTCTGCTTGTATCTCATCGTGTATGTTACCTATAAACATAGAGTCCAGCTTATGAGCCTTGGTCATGCGGTCTAGGTTAATAAGAGCCTGCTTCATCACAACAGCCCCGGCTCCTTGCAGCAGGGTGTTGAGGGCTGCGTGGGGGCTGCGGATAGTAAGTCTTCTACCGTCCAGTCCCCGCAACCAGCCTCGCTTAGCTGCTGTAGTAACTCGGTCCCGGAGGGATGCAAGGGCTGGGGTGTTAGCGAGAAACTTTTCTTTAAGTCTCTTTCCTTCCTTTGCCGTTCCTCCAGTAATACTTCCAATTTTCGCATCTCCCGCTCCGTAAAGGAAAGCATAGATGAACGTTTTTGCCATGTCTCTTGTTGCAAGACCAGCAGCTCTTTGATTCGCTGAGTGGACATCGCCATTTAAAACCTCCTGTGTGTACGCCTCATCGTCCATATAGTGAGCGAGCATACGTAGCTCCAGCCCACTTGCGTCCATACCTACCAGTGAGTAGCCTTCAGCCACTGTCCAGCACTCGCGCATCTCTTTACCGTATATCTTAGTACCTGCCGTTACCTGTCCCATGTTAGGCTCGGAGTGGCTCATGCGGCCAGTGACACACCCGAGGGGGTCTACTGCTCCGCGAACCCTACCGTCATCCTGAACAAAGTCTAACCACGACTGTGCCATTGCAATACGTTTCTGGAGGGTCAGGAAGTCCGCTATTAGCTGAGCCTCCGGTATTCCCTTCACGTCCTTAAGCACAGTCTCAGATACGATGGGCTGACCTACGTCAGTAAACGACTCAGGTACCCACCCAGAGGCCTGTAGGCGCTCACCTATCTGCTTACGGGACCCTAGGTTGAACTCCTGCCACTCTATGCGAGAGTGTACGCCAGCAATGTCAGACCAGTTAGTACCATAATACTTAAGGCCCACTGAGCTGTAGGTTCCATCCATTTTAACTCTAGGAACAATCTCCTTGACGTACTTTGCAACTGGTGTGAATACTCTCTGAACGTCTGTTTCAAGCTCATACTTCTTCTCCTTAAGGTCTGCTAACAGTAAAAATACTTTCTCTTGGTCTAAGAGCCAACCATTAGCCACTTGCTGCTCTATAATCTGAGCGACTGCGATATCCAAGGGGCCATGTAGGTCTAGGGACATTCATACTCTCCTCTTCGTTCAGTGGCTTGTTGGCGGTAGGTAACGCGTACAGTATCTAAAACTCATCAATCACCTCCAGTGACTCTGGCTTAGGTACTTCAGTCATCCGCCCCGTATCTCTGTCGTACTTAAGGTAGCAGGCGGACCCTACGTCCCCGGCGAAGCGGTTCTTAGACACGATGACTTGGGTAGTGTTAGCTATCTCTGAGTCCTCGTGTAGCTTATCTCTCTCTAAGAACACTACTGCATCCGCCAGCTTCTCAATGCCCTTAGAGCCCCTTAAGGAACGCTCACCACTCACGTGACTGACAAGGTGAAGACATATATCGCACTCTTGAGCCAACGTGGTT